CATTTTGATTGTGTCTCCGCTACCATTACGAACCGTACCCTCTGAACTAGTCGCAATGATTAGATAATCATCAACTTTAGAAGCACCCTGCTCGATTGCACCGACAACGTCTTCTCGAATGTCCCCTGAAAGCCATTCGTCAATAGTAGCTACTTTTGGTCTTAATCCCTGAAGTTTGGAAATAGACATCGGACGTATTTCTATCAAAGAACCGGTAAGGAAATTCTCAATACCTTTCTTTGTGGGGGTTAACTTCATTCGTTTAGCTTTAGATCCAGTGGTATTTTGTAATGAGCCTTCTGTCAGAAATTTAAACAGAGGACCTCTTGAACGAGTTATGGCTGTACGAATAGGACCCATCACTTCTTCTGCTTGTTTCATTGTCGGAGCAGTTGTGATCTGATGAGTTGTTGTAGTATCTACATTTTGGAAATACGATTGAATACAGGAATCGTACAGAGATTTAGCAGCTCCTCTTCCAACGATGAGATATTGTTTATTAATTAGGCGTTTCTTAATGGTCTTCTTTACGTAGCGTCCACCGTGTCCATCTGGATTTGGTTCGTAAACGCTTCTTTCAACAAAGTAATACCAACCAAAAACTTGTTCGCCCCATAACTTAAAACTATCTAACAAATGTAAGTCGCCGCCATCGGTTAAAGTTAATTCAGATTCACAATATTTAATCCAACCTTCGACTGCTTGGTCATCATAGTAAACCCCGGGGTTGGCAATGAGATCATCGATACGATTCATCTCCATAGATATTTCTTTACATACAGGAATCTCCCCTCGGATTACGGCATCTCTAAACATGCCGTAATATTTTGGGACGGCTGTGTTTGATAACGCCATTTTGAATTCTCCTATCCCTTAAGTTCTTTAATGGCTAACGCTATAGACAACGCAGATCCCGTTAAAGCAAGCGTAGTTCCAGCAACATCTAATGTGTTTTTGACAAATTCTCGCCCTTTTGAAATATTCGATGCATTTTCGGATCCGAATAAACCAGCATACTGTCTCTCTAAAAGCTCACGATTGATGCGGTCACGCATTTCTTTATCCGTCATTTTAGATAGTTCCATTTTTGTGGTTTTCATACTAGTTTCTTTTTCTATATTTTGTAATTGTGTGACTAGTTTAGAACTTGCATCGGTTATTTTTTTTTTGCGTTCTATGTCTTCTTTAACCCATCGTTTTGGATCGGGTGTACTAGTATCTATCCTAGAACCTTTTTTTTTAGATAGATTAGTTCGAATATCTTGATTATAACGTTTTTTACCAGCAGGAGTTAAGGTACCGTCTTTGTTCTGATACCTTCTAACCCCCCATTTCATGCCAAGAATGCCGTAATGTTTAAGTTCATCTTTGTTTGGGCCTACGTCATCTAGCGAAAGCTCCATATCAAATGAGCCCATTCTTTTTACAAACTCTTCATAATCAGACATGATTACCTCCTCCCTTTATCTAGCATCCAAATGAACAGCGAACATTTCTCGTTCTGCGTCCCACGCCAGCTTGGTGTATGTCATTTTAGTAGGAGCTAATATAGCCTCTTGGTTACTTCGTGTATTGACTATCTTACCTCCGTTTGACGTACGTCCATCTGCTAAAACCCCAGGTGTACCTTTGCAATTTATTACCAAATACGAATTATAAGTTTTGGCTGCGTGTGGATTTACTTTACGCCATGTGTCTATCGCAAACGATGGTGATGTAGACGTAGAATATATTCTGTTCTCGGAAAAACTTTTACCTTTAAAATTTTTATCGAACGAATCGAAAACTTTAGACAGTTCTGATTCTCCCATTTGGTCTAGTTTTTTACTAAGACCTGCTGTAGAAAATTTTAAGTTTGTAGATCGGTATACCGTCAGATTGTTAACCCTATTTTTACTTATACTATCTTTAAGTTTCTGGGCTTGATCGGCTACGTGGGACGGTTCTCCCGTAGCAAGATAAGTGTTTATAGTTCTAGAATATACAGCAGCATCTGTGTATTTTTTCATACGAGCTATGTCTGTGTTATTAAGATTGTCATATACTGCATTTTTATGAGCTACTATGCCAGCTTTATCAACCATAGAAATTAATTTTGGGTCCGATGTTAAAACACCAGTTTTCCTAGATTCTTCTTCTACCATACGCGTAATTCTTTTTTCGGTTTGGTTTTCTTTTGTGAATGCTCTCTTTATGGCGTACTTATATTCTCTAGGATTTAATCTGTTACCGATACTATACCCAGTCTCTCTTAATTTAGATTTAAGGGCGGATTCTGCTCTGAGAACTCTATTATGCCTTTGTCTTTTTTTATCTAATGTGGTTCTCGTACCGTCTTTGTTCTGGTAACGTTTTTTACCAGCTGGCGTAAGAGTTCCGTCTTTGTTCTGGTAACGACGAACGCCCCATTTCATTCCTAAGACACCGTAGTGTTTAAGATAATCGTAGTGTTTAAGATAATCGTAGTGTTTTAGATAATCACTCAACGTTCTCCTCCTCTCCCGAAATTAAGATCCTCCATTCTAATTCTGAAATAGTACGATTGTATGCTTCCATTACAGAAGAGCTAAGTGGAGGATCGAAAAGAAGTTTTACCTTCATGTACGTATAAGACTTTATTAATTCCCATTTTGAATTTTCTGGAACAAAGTCCTCCCACACAGATGATTTGTCTTTGATTGAAAAACCTTCGGCGGGACCGACACCAATCTGAGTTAAAATTGAAAGCACAGAATTGATGTGTATGATTAAATCCGCATCGAAGTGTGTATACTCTTCCGCAATTCCGAGCAGCTTTTTAATTGATGTCAGTATACTCTCCATAGTAATCCTCCTTTAAGGCTGAATCGCGATAAATTTCTTCATACAGAAACCTTCGACGCCCGCAGCTGTGCAAACTTTATAGAATTCTTCGGTTGATTCTTTTTCATCAATCATTAGCCCTGTCTGACAAACAATCTCGCATACGACTGGGGCTTCAACGGTTGGTTTTTCGCGAACGTTAAGTTTCTTACAATTCGACACGAAACCGATTTTAATCTCTTCTGACTCGTCGTGAGTTTCGGATACATACGTATCGTTAACTGTGTCATTCTGGTACATTTATTGCTTCCTCCTTTTATTTTTGCCTCCAAGGGCAAGTGTCATTTTTACTTCTTTCAATCGGCGCTTTGATTAATAAGTTTTCATCTCCATAGTGTATTGCGTTGTGGGTTGAGTGTGTGGTAGAGATTAAGTATTCTGGGTCTAACAAAAATTCACTTTTATTAACGATGTCCCTTGGTAAAATGGGATTCATGTGATGGATATAAATCTTTCCTCGAATCTCATAATCTTCGAGACCGAGATCACAACCTTTATCCCTTACAATTACAAAATCCCGAACCGCTTTCCATTCGGGTGACTTATAAAAGTTCTGATTTATGAATCTATCAAATCCAAATGTCTCTTCACCAACGGTTCCGTTAAGTTTTAAATATCGATATCGTTCCTCAAAAGTGTTCAACTTGGATAGCTCTGAATAAGTCCTAATCATCTGAACTTCCTCGTCCACTATATTTTCTCATAGCATCAAGAGCATTCGTATAAAGTTCTTCAATTCTTTTCGCCGACTGTAACGATTGTGTTTTTGCTTCAATCAACTCTTTTTGTTTTTCGAGAATTTCTTTTTCGATCTTCTCTTTAGTTGAACCGAGCTTTAAATAATGTGTAATGACCTGAGAAGAAGCAGTGCCGTCTCGCAACTGCCGTTCAGCAAGATCCACAGCCAAGGATATTAACTGATTCTCTCTGGCTTCTGGGGATAAAGCCGGTCTCATCTTTCTCGAAGATTCGGAAGAGGTTACAGCCTTAGCTTTCTTCATCCTTACTGCCTCCTCTCGTTTAATATTTGCTGAATTATTGTCATGTTTTGCTTGGAATTTACTGAGTTCATTAATACTTCTACAGCACTTAACAGAGCTCATAAGGCTAACCTAAAATCCTTTGAAAGGAGAAAAGAAAGATAATATAAATTGTTAAACCCTATGAGCCCTGTTAAGTGCTGTAGAAGTATGAAATGATACCCAAAAATACCCCCCGGAGATTTTTTTAGG